AGCATTTGTACGTTTGCAGAATACTGCTGTACAAAAGCTGTAGTTATATTTGATGACATATTTGTCTCTCCATTATTATTATTATTAAGTTAAAATAATCAGAAAGGTTATCCACTCAAACGAGTAGGCAATTCTTGGATTTAAACTCTTTTAGAGTAGAAGTCTATTCCTTCTTGTCAGTAAGGTTCTTACGAATTTTCTTACCTATTACCCAGTTATAATATTTTTCTGCAAAAGGCAAGGGATCATTTTTTTGAACTTCAGATCCTGTCTCCTTAACCATTCTTAATATTTCTAACCGAATTTCTTGATCATTAAGATTATTTATCTGCATTTAGCATTTCCCTTAATGTATAAACTTGTTGAACCATTTTGTCGTGATCTGGATGTGATTTATTCCAGTATGGACTATTAGTATCATTAGTAATTGCAGATATTTCAGATTCTATGTCAGCAACTGTATTAACACTTTCGCTTTCAGTTGTAACCATTTTATCTTCTGACATTAAACTTGCAATCTTTGCAAAACCTTTAATGATTTGTGGATGATCACCAAGTCTTATTCCATTTGATAATGTCATATCTAATACTTCAGAATCTATATTTGCTTTTGCTAATGCACCAGCTTGTTGTACTTTAGCATCAAAGTCTCTACCCCACTCTTGTCTTAACTCTTGTTCAGATTGAGCTTGTGCAGTTTCTGTATCAATTTTAGATTGTTGAGCAGTACCCTCCATATTATTTTTATAAAAATCTAATATGCCTTCTGCTTGTTGAGTATTTAAACCAAGTTTATGAGATTGTTCTGCAAAAGATTTAATTGCATTTTCATCCATAGTAACTACGTCAGATTCAATTTTTAAATTATATTTATCTGGCGATTCTGGTCTACCTAATTTTGAGTATGCTTCATCCCAAACTTCTTGCGTAGAATTTTTTGTAGGTATTACAATTTTATCTTGACCTATCATTCTTACTGCATTGATATAAGATTTAGCCAAAGCATCTGCTTCTGTAAATTTTTCAATGTTTGGATCTTTTCTATATTCTTCACTAATAGAATCTTTCCAAGATTGAGTTGGTGTATCTGTTTTTGCAACTGTAGTAGGTGTTGCAACTGGTTGTGCTGTTTCTGTAGTCGCTTGTTCTACAGGCACAGTTTCCTGTGTTATCTGTTC